ATTGCCAGTCATTAGCGGCTAGCGGTTTCACTTCTCTATGATCTAACAATAGGCCCTCAATAGATTTACTCTCATAAAGTTTTATGGTTGAGGGAAGGCTGGGCGGGGCATGTTCTAATAACAGAAAATTACGCTTTGTTTTTTGGGTATGAAATAGTATTTGGTGGGGGCTAAAACGTATTTTATTGGTGGTTGTGTATTTCAATTCAACCATGAAAAAACCGCATAAATCATTATAACATAAGCAATCAGGGACGCCAAAATTTATATAAGTTTCAAGTCTGGTATGCTGTATTAAGGGGGTATTTTTTTTAAATTTTTGATATAATTTTTTTTCAGGTTTCAACGTACATTTGTATATACGTTGAAACCTCTATTTAGTCAACTTATGCGACTTCCTCTGTTAACAATAGCGGGCTTTCATATCTCACTATTGAATAGACAATGTCTTTATCATCATTAATTAATTGATAACCTCTCAATTTGTCATTGATAATATCAGCGTCTTTGCTTGACGCGACAATATCATAAGAATTATCAATATTAGAATAATGATGTTCTTTTATGATAAAATATATCATTAGTTATACCTCTCATTTGTGATTTGAAGCGCCTTTGTTTTATTCCAGACAATACCTACACCAGATAAAACCTTCTCTAATACAACGTTTAATTGCTCAGGAACGCCACATTCAAAAACTGAGTTAATCGCGCTTTGTTTATATAACTCAAGTTCTTTAACCTTCTTACCTTCAGGGGTTTTTTCAGCTTCTTTTTTAGCCAAAAATTCCGCCCATTCTCTTAATTGCTCGCGGCAATCTTCAGGGGTTATACCCCGCCCATAGCGGTCATTAGAATAATAATTGTCTCTGTCAGATTTTTTGAATTTATAACTCAAATTATCTTTAAGATCTCTATTATTAATCTTGCCAAAAAATGTCATTGCCTTACGCTGTTTTATTTCAACTTGTTCTATTGCCTTCTCAAGTTCTTTTATTACAACGTCAGCTTTTATTTTTTTAGCTAGTTTTAACTCAGCGCCTTCAGTAAGATCAGCAATAATAGATTTAACGCTTAAACGCGCCTGATCTATTAAAGGGTCTATTTCCTGATTGATACGCTTTTTTAAATGTTCCAACTGATATTTGGTTGGATATGTCGATTTAGTCATGTTTTAACCTCGCTTTGTTATTTTTATTTTTAACTATTGACATAATAGACTTATACTATTATATGGGATTATATGTCAATAGAGAATTTTAAAAAAGAATTTATTAAATATGGCGTTGAAAATGGCCATATTAAAAAACCAAAAAAACTAAAAAAAGACAATTCAATTAAAGGTGATGTATTTTTAAATTGCCGTTGTTGCGGGGTGTTAATACGCCCTGACTGGTATTCAAAATTAGATCAAAGATATTGCGCTGATTGTTTATGATACATATTTCAAAAATGACTGGCAAATTAGAGGGGTTTCAATCTATATCGACAAATACAACTACAAATAAATATTGCCAAAAACAAAATTCAAAAAATGATCCAAATAATATTTGCACTCTTTGTTATTCATGGACAATGTTAAAAACATTTAGACAAAATATGGCGCCCGCATTACAGCGCAACAGCGACTTATTAACATCAAAAATTTTACACCCTGACGCCCTTCCAGTAATTAATCAGGCGTTTTTTAGATTTAATGCTCATGGTGAATTAGATCTGGATAAGAAAAAAGCAACCATTAATTTAATTAATTATATTAATATCGCAATTAAAAACCCGCATTGTAATTTTGCATTATGGACGAAGAGATTCGATATAATTAAGCCGTATTTTGATAAAAACAAAAAACCAAAAAATTTTATTTTAGTTTATTCAAATCCAAAAATTAATCACATATTTAAAAAACCGCCTAAACATTTTGATAAAACTTTTAATAATGTTTATGAAAATATAGAAGTTAAAAAACAAAATTGCACGGGTCAAAAATGCAAAGATTGTTTATTATGTTATAAATTAAACACAACTAATATAATAATTGAAAAGGTTAAAAGTTATGGCAAAAAATAAAGATTTTTTTAAATTTAATAAGGCCATTAATTGGAATAAATTAAAAGATCCAAAAGTTTTAAAAGAACTAGAAAAAATATTTGAAGAAAAAAAATTAACAAGCGAGCGAGCGAGCGAGCATAATAAAAAAAATTTGTGCAAGATGTTTAATATATGAAATATCAAGTTTGTATAAATGGGCGATACAGAAAACCCGCATTGCTAAAGAACTGGAGGGGGTGCAAGCTGACGAGCGAGCACCCTATCAAAAAATTAACAAGCGAGCGAACAGAAGGGATAAAAGGGATAATATGAAACCAAAACAATTAGCAAAGGGAATGGGTTATTTTAATGACTACAATAATTTTGGTGATGGTCGAGATATGGGACAAATTAATTTTAATGGTGATACATTAAAATCTACAAGAGAAATTTTAAATGGTAAAGATTGTATTGTGTCTAGAATTACTGATAAAAATGGTAATACTAGAATATCACAAATTGAATATCCATTGATTTACGCAGATGAACAAGAGAGCGAGCAGAAGGGATAATATGACAAAAGACGAAGAAATAAAAAAATTAAAAAAAGATATAGAATTTCTTAAATGGAAGGAAAAAAATTCTGTTATGATTTGCGGGTTTTCAAGCGATGATGACGCTGATGGTGAACGAGCAAAAGAATTAGGCGTAAAAGAGGATGAGACTTTTTTTGACTTTGATGAGGAAGGTTTTATTGAGGACGCTTTATATCAATTAAAATGTGAATTAAAATATGACCGAGTATTTAGAAATGGAGATGAGGAATAATGGCAAAGGTTAGAGTATATCACGCTGTCAATGTAGATGACAAGCAAGTAGTGATTGACATTCACGAGATAGCGAACGAGAGCATAAGGAAAATGAAATTAGAATATCCAGATTATGATATTGTAATAGTGGACGATCACCCATTGGGTGAGGGACATTTTAATTAACAAGCGAGCAGAAAGGATAATATGAAAAAAGAAAAATACAAACTACCAGAACATTATTTTTGTATAAATGATATGACACCCGCATTTGAAGTTGAAGAGTGTATAATGCAAGAATGTGAAAGTGCGGGGTTAGAAATAAGAGAAGATGAAGAGTTAGCGAGCGAGCGGGGTTATGACCGAGCGTTTGAAGTTGTTAACCCATACAAAGATAAACTTAAAAAAGTTTTAGAAATTTGTAAAATAAATGCAAAAGGTTGGGACGCAGATCAACACGATGGTAAAGCAGAATTTAAAACGATTTGTGATCTTATTGAAGACAAAGGATGGTATAAAAAATGACACAACGAGATGATGGACACGACTATCGAGATAGTAAAAACAAGGCAGAAGCATACGAGCGAAAAAAAGTAACTATCATTTGGGGATCAGATAGAGATCCCGATAATAAAAAAACTTATAGATTTGAAACCGAAGAGCAGCTAAAATATTTTATGATGGGTGTTGATGAGGCAAATGGGTGGTTAGAGTATGAGGTGCAAGATGATTAATCCAGATAAAACATTACAAGAAATGACAACAAAACTCGACGAGATTTTAGATTGGTTGACCGATAGCCCAATGGATAACAAGGACTATAATACACTACATAAAATCTTTAATAAGTATTTAGAAATAGAAAACAAACAACAAAAACATTATTACGAAAATCCAAACGAATAACATAATTATCTGGACATATACGATATATTACGATAAGAGCACAAGCTATGGGTCTACCTAAAAAACTTACAGAACGACAGATTAAATTTGCAGAATTGCTGGTGTACAACGAAGGGCGCAAGAGTCCAAGCGAGTGTGCCTATGAGGCTGGATACAAGACCAGACCGAGACAGGCTGCGAGCGAGTTAAGAAATCCTAAAATTGCACCATTGGTTGTAAAATATATTGGTGAGTTGCGAGCAGAGATACAAGAAAAATATGGCATCACATTTGAGAAACACATCGGGGAACTAGCGAAGCTACGAGAGGACGCGCGAGCGAAGGGCGCGTGGTCTGCAGCCATAAACGCAGAGATAGCTAGAGGTAAAGCAGGTGGTTTATATGTAGATCAAAAGTTAGTCTTGTCTGGTAATTTAGATAATATGTCTGAAAAAGAATTAGAAGCTAAGATGAATCAAATCTTAGAAGATCACAAAACTTTAATTAATATTACCCCAGAAGAAGAGTTAGTAGAATCAAAAGAACTAACAAGCCCTGATAATCATTCAGAACAGAAATAAATCTACTAAACATTTTTTTTGGGAACTTTTTTACTACTGACCATTTGTTTATTATTGGTTCGTATTGCATTATTTACTCCCTGTGGATTAGGCCCACGCACTGGAGGTATTGCATTCCATTTTACGTTGGGCATATTTTTAGTTAGTGTTTTATTTTTCACTTATTTTTTCCATTTTAATTATACACGATTTTGGGAATACATTTCTATCAGAAAATAACTCTTCATTCTCTTCATAAGATGCAAAGGTTCTTACGTGTTTATTATCTTTTTCAAATACATACGCCCTAGTTATCATTCTGCTAGGCATAAAACCCATGAATTCAAAGGCAGTAGCATGCCCTCCGTCAGCCGTGATATCCTCCCATAAGATTTCATAGAAGTAATATCGTTTCTTTTTGATAACAACTGATTTGTATTTAGATTTCTTTGGACGTCTCATAATTCAATATATACTCTATAGGGGAATATTTGGGCAAAAAAGTTTTTAAAAAAATAAAAAAGGTCGCGCGCGCCGAATAGGATAGTGTGCCAAGGCATAATTGCAAAAAAGCTAATAAATACGCCATTTGTGCCACGCTGTGCCACCATAATTCAACGTCGTGGCACACCTATTATTCGCTAATACCAACACTTTTAACCTATTTTTGCCTCTGTGCCACCTGTGCCACGAGTTTTTTTTGATGACTGAAAAAAAAATTTGCCCAAATATTCCACTATAGCGTGGCACATTAGAACTATTCTAAATTCCATATCGTTTTGTGCCATGTTTTACTATCTTTTTAACACCACGACCCACTATCTGTATTTTGGCGTAGGGTTTCCACGCTTTGCGCATCAGGTTTAGCTCTAAAATAAGGTTAGACCACTGCTTTTGGGTGATATTATCACTTTGTATTACAACTTTTTTCATATTTTAAGGGGCTTCCACTCTCGCTTCCACCCCATTCCCAAGGGATTCCATCATATTTTATACGTCGTAGACTGCAGCTGGGTCGTTTTCCTATCCTTTTTAAGAACAACACGCCAAGCTGCTGAACTATTTATTTTACCTATTAATCTGCTCTCTTGTAATTCTATTCTACCAATCTCATTCAACCCACCTTGATCGTTCTCTACATAAACAAAACAATCAGATATAGCGGTGCCTTTGTTGCCGTCAGTGAATTTTCCTAGAATCTGTTGTAGATCTCTCAACCTTAGACTCATCTAACCTCCTTGCCACATTTTTGACTAATTCATGCCACTTTTGCTTCCACATCTCTTTCATCTCACCTTCCGTCTTATTACAGAGATTAGCTATCCTGTTTAGTCTTTGCATCTCTTGTTTTATAGTATTCATCAACCCTCCTCAAAAAGTTAAATTTATATTGTTGGAACTCTTTACCTTCTACAATAAACTCTTGGTAATAATTATCTTTGCTACACATCATAACCACACCTTTGGTAATTTGTGTCCGGTAAATAAAATTATGCGCCATTGCATATGCTGCTAACTGCAGACAATAATCCTCGATCCACTCTCGACGTTTCGGTTTGTTCGTTTGTTTAAAATCTATAATAGCATCTTGGCCTTTGTGTACTCCAACAAGATCCGTTTGTCCGGCATAAAGTCCAGGGTAATACAAAGTACATTCCGTGCCATAGTATTCAGGGACATTGCATAGCCCTTGTTCAATCACTCTAATTGCCATGTTGTGCGCTTGTTTACCTACATTAGTCTCGTCAACATAACCTTCTTCTAAAATATATTTCTCTAAAATTTTGTGCATCGCTGTGCCTCGTGCACCACTTTCATCCACGATCCGCGTTGCGGCTTCCTCACCTACTCTTTCACGCCACTCGGCTAGTTTTTGTTTCTTTTCTTCACTCTCTGTAGCTTTGAGTATCGTTGTAACACTTGGTAATTTTTCTTTATCATCAATATTATAATGACGTAAGCCCTCTATCATTTCACGTTTTGTCTTAGGATATCTAAATTTATTATTTTTTTTCACGCCGTAATTACCTCCGATTCAGTTTCGATCCACACTTTCGCGCCACAAGACAATGGTTTATCCGGACTATAGATAACTTTACTAGGTCCTTTTATTTCAACCTTGTGAGTGTAAGTATTAGACTTAGATGTTTTAACCGTGATTACAGGATCATTGGTCCCATGTTTCATGTTAGATCTAATCTTATGTTGGTTTACGTGTATTCTAGTTTTCATTTATTATTTGTTATTATCCACCTTACTACAGCAGTTGAAGGATCATAGCCATCAAACTTTGCACTACAGCCAATTAAAAATAAAAAACTAATTATCAGTATTATTCTCATTATGTACCTTATTAATTATAAAATAGGCAATGATTGCTGCGATTCCAATCGCAATCAATCCCATCGCCAACATACCCACACCAAATTTAAATGTCATTTAAAATCTCTATTAGATGCTATCCAAGTTTTATACCACTCAAGATTAATTACATTATCATCAACTCTTAATTTTCTATCAGAGTAATGTTGTATTATTTTTTGTATTTTATCTAATTTAATATGGGCGTATGGAAATATTAAACAACAAACTTTAAACGCATCACGATGACTGCAACGCCAACGCCATTGTTTTTTCCAACCTAATGTATATTTTATCTTATATCTTTTTTCTGTAACGGTTCCCACACCTAATACTTCACATAACCAAACTAAGATAGATTTTTCTGTCATAGCAATTTCCAGTCTGATTTGCCAGAAAGGATAGGCTTTCTTCCTACCTTTTCTTTTTTGCATATATTGTTTGTATGATACACACCCTTCACCATCAAATAGTCCTGCTATGTAAGCAATGTCGGTATCGTTCATTGCAATCTCGCATTGTCCACCACCTTCATCAATTTCATGTGAGTCTTACCATCTGATAATAACTCACCTTCCGAATCACACACCTTACATTGTTTTACTTGAAAAGCCTCACCATGTATAAAACCATTACCTTTACATTCGTAGCAAATAATTCTACGTGTTGTTGTTTGCTTTTCCATTTTTGTATCCTAATTTTTTTGCGGCTCTTGTAGCAAGAGCTTCAATTGTTTTACTAACCGTTAATTCTGCATCAACAAACTTACCTGCAGCAAGAAAACGAAGTTTCTTGTAGGTTTCTATTGGTACAGACACAGATTTAAATTTGTTTGGATCTGCCATTTTATTCCTTTCTTTGATTAATTCTTCTCATAGATATGGGAATTTACAATAATAAAACAAGTATTGCAAGTATTATTTATTTAATATAAAAAGAAGATCTCTTCTCACACCTTTTGTTTGTTCGTCCCTTTCTTGGGACGGACAGACACTTTAGAACAATTCTAGGTTGTAATTTTAGGTTTAGGTTTTGGTAAGATTATCTTAAATTCTGTGCATTCAAATTTAATATAA